GTGGGGTTACCGAAGGCACCCTCAAAGGAACCACCGCTTGCGGTTGCGCCTGCAGTGGTATCGCCTGCTGCGACGAAATCCACGGCACGCCTTTCGACAAGCTCGTAATACGTTGCACTGTGCATGACCACGGCAGTCAGCTTGTCGCCCTGGTCGCCCAGAAGGTTCTTAGCGCGTGCAACGTGGCTAGGCGTCAGTGAGGTAGGTGAATCGCCAGATTCAGAGTCCAGGCACAGTCCGAAGAAAGCGCTGTTGGAGTCGTTGGCGTTCAGTGAACCAAACACACCAGACAGGCAGGACACGAGATCCTTCTGCTTTTGGTGGTTGACGTACTTGGCCATTTTCTGGCCAATGGCTCCGATGGGGTCTGAACCAGATGCCAACGCGGCGAGGTCGCGTGCCTCAAAGGCCCGGCCTCTGCGAAGCAGCACGCCGATCTGGCGATCTGCCTCGATTTTGCCTGGAGTCAGTGAAGTGCTGTCGGTCAGCACCTCGAAGTCACCAGAAAGGTTCGCCTTATAGAAAGGCACGGAGACGAAATCTCCGGAACCATCGCCGGAAGTATTCAGCTCGGCCATCGGCTGCACCACACCCGACTGCAAAAATGCGTCGGAACGGGTCGATTCCTCGATGACGTAGGGGCTAAATACCTCGGGGATGATCAAGTCTGACCGAAGGGTGGCCATGATCTCCTGAAGTAACGTTTACGGTGTGGGCATAACCCTTTGGCCGACAGGCATAACCCTCGGACTTGCAAACATATTAACGCTCGCGCAAACGTCGTTCTGCCTCAGCTTTGTAATCCTGCCAATTTTCGGGGTGTTTTCTAATCACATCGCCCAAAACAGAGTGATTGATCCCGCGGTTAATGCCGCCAGTCGTCAGTTCACGCAGCAAATCAGGGTCAAGGCCCCCGCTTGATGCACTACGAGCTGCAGGTGCGCCACCGCCCTGGGGCTTGGGGGCCTTCTGCACCCAGTCCGGCACATTGTTGCGGGCCCAATCAGCAACAGGGATGCGCTCATAGCCATCAACTACCACGGGGCCGTTGTTGCCTTGCTGGATCTCTTTGTCCTTCAGGTAGTTCCGCATGACTAGATCAGGGTCATGCACAACGTCTGAGAGGGCACTAACAGCTGGGGCAGTCAGCTCCAGATCTCTGACACGGGCTTCCAACTCTTTGATGCGCTGATCTTTTTCTGCGCTGGCATCACGGAACTGTTGTTCCATGGCCTGCCTGGCCTCGGTGTACTTGCCTTCTGATTCGAGCCTGCTTTGCTCAGCCTGCTGTTTGAACTTCTTAAGTGCCTCATAATCGTCAGGCACTTCATTGATCAGCTCTTTTTTCTGCAGCTTGCCGATCAGTTCGTAATTTTTTTTGAGCAGTGCTTCACGCTCTGCCTTTAATGCTTCGATGTCGTTTGAAGATTCAGAAGCCATAGACTCCTGCACTTGTTCTTCAGCCATGAATAACCCATAAGGTTTTGCGGTTTGATATTAAGACCACTTCGTTTTGTCTGCCCACCAGGCTGCAGACATCTTGCCCCTTGCAATGTTTTTGGCGTGCCGTGCTTTGAAGCTGGCTCGCTTGTCCTTCATCTTTTGGCTTTCGTTTGCCTTGGGCTTGCCCGCAGTCTTCGCGCCTTGCTGCCCGAAGCGGATCAGCTTGACCTGATCGCCCTCCTTAGCCAGAACAACATGGCTTTTTTTGGGATGGCCAGGGGTCCGCTTGGGCTTGTTGAAGCCTGACAGGCCATACCTATTCAGACGTGGATCGCGCTTTGCCATCACTTCTTCTTCTTCTTTTTCAGCAAGTCAGCGTCGGCCGTTCGTGCGCCACCCTTGCCAGAAACAAAGCTGTTAACCCGGCCCATGGCCCAGGCGGCCATTGACACGTTTCGAGAGCCGCTGGACAGGTATGCGCCCTGCCCGCGACGGTAGACCGCAGCCAGCTGCCCATAGGTGAACCGAGACTTGTCGGCCTTCTTTTTAAGAGCGGCCTTTGTTGCCTCGCTTAGTGGTTTTCTTTTTGGTGCCACCTTGCTTGGTCCTCGATGCTGAAACGGCTTTGATGTCGATGAACTCGCCGCGCCTGTAGGCCTCAGCGGTTCGTTTTAGCTCTCGTGCCTTGGCAGAGCGGTTCTTAGCACCCGATAGGTACTTCTTAGGCAGGCCAGTGGCCTTGTCCTTCGGAACACGCCGCCGCTTCTTGGCCATTACTTCTTCTTCTTAGGCTTTTTCTTGCCCGCAGGTTTCTGGGGCTTCATGGGGCCTTTGTAACCAGGCATCAGCTGACTCCCTTGGATGCTTCTGTTTTAGCTGCTTTTTTCTTGGCAGCGGGCTTTTTAGGAGGGCAGGCCGGAGCCTCCTCAGTGGTCGGTTTGAACTGGAATTTGCTGTGGAGTTGCATGGGACAGGCCCTGACAGCACATCCAGCCTAACTTCAGCCCAGATACTTCTCAATCAGCTCAAAATCTGCCTCTTTGACAGATGCAGTCATGAGCACCTCTGTGAGTAGACCCAGCTCTAGGCGCTGCATCCCCCTGGCTTTCAAGATCGCTTCCGACAACTTGCGAGGAACGCTGCGGTTTTTAGGCCACGTCCCTACAAGCTCAACGGCTTCGTCAATGGTCATTTGAGGCCCTCCTCTAAAGCTGCATCGATCCAGCTGTAAGCCGCTGGGTTGGCTTTTTTAAGTGCTGACGGAGCAAAGACGTATTGCACAAAGGTTTCGGCAAACTGTTCCATGCCATTTGTCGCGCCGTATTTAGACGGCACCCAGTTGGCCTTCCTGATTTCTAGCTCTAGCTGCAATTTCGACAGCTTGTCAGCACGAAGGCCTGGGTTTTCCTTCATAAGGCTTCGCATGATTGAAGGCTTGCCAGCGTTGAAGTGGACTTGGTGGCCAACCTCATGCACAAAAGTGGCCAACCATCCGTCTTTAGTGTCCACGGTTGTTTTGCCAGTCACGCCGTACAGGTCTGAGTTGGTCACAAACTTAGGTTTGCCTGCAGCTGCATCCTCAACACTACGGAGCACCGCTTCTTTTGTCCTGGTCAGTTCTCGCGCCTTGATCTTGACCTGGCGGCTGGTCTGCTTCAACACAATGAAGCCCCCACCATTGACCGTGTGACCGGCTGCGCCTCTGCTGACAGATCCGAAGCGATTCAGGAACGTAGAAACCTGGCCCTTCTCCAGATCCTTGACCACATCGCCAACAATTCTGGCCCCGCGCTCATCAGGTGCCCGCGCAACGCCGTCTTTCATTGACTGAATCAGCGTGTCGTTTTTCCAGTGGTCAAAGTTGGGCCCACGGCCAAAGGCCTTCTCTCGGCCATTTGACCAAACGGTTGAGATGTTCTTACGACGCACAAACTCAAGCATCTTGGTGAAGTTGCGGCCCACCTCTGAGTCTTCTTTTGCCACGATCTCCAAGCTGTCGGCTACGTCTTGATTGCTCAGCTTTTGACGCTGGCCAAAGAAATGACCCTCAATAAAGCTGCGCTGCACATCAGGCGAGATTTGTTCAGGCTTAGGCGTCGGTGCTGCTTTAGGTTTTGCCTTGGGCTTTGGCTTGGGCTTCGGGGCCGCAGCTTTCTTGCCTCGTGTGATCTTGTCCGGCTGTCCATATCGCGACCGCAGCTCCCTCAGGCTCACCTCTGAGCCGTCCTCACGCATGAACCGCTTCATGGCTCCTTCTGGGCCATAGCGATCAGCCAGGCGGTTGAAATAACGCGCCTTCTCAAACGCCCCAGGCGTTGCCTTGCCACCGTTCAGCATCCGGGCCTGAGCCGGGCTGGCCTCGAACCTCGACTTGCGGCCCGCCTTGGTTGTGCCCCGCAGGTCGTATAGGTGCTGTGCTGCGCTAGTGCCCACAGGCACCCGGCCACCTTTGGGGTCTTTACTACCCGGCGTGCCCTCCTTTGTTGGGCGATAGCCAATCTTGGAGCTAGGCGGTTTTATCTCAACGCCAAACCTCTTAGATGCGCCCGCATAATCAATGACCGGCACCGTCGTAGACCGGCAGCCGAAGTGTGGCGGATTAGCTGGTGTCGGCCCCTTGCCGTAGAAAAACTCCTGCTGGTCAAGGTTCCGGCAGATCGCCGTGGTGTTGCTGTCCAGCGTGGCAATCCACCTGTACTTCTTCGTCAACTTGGGATTGGCCTTGTAAACCTGCAGGCTTGCGGCGTTTGACGTGGCGTTGACGCTGGTCCGCACCAACGTCCGAACCTGATGCTTCGCCATCTTCCAGGCGTTGCCCTTTTGAGCCAAGGCAACTTGGCGTGGGGTCAGGGCCTCAGTCGAAAACCCCAGCTCTCCATACAGAGACCGGGCGATTGATTCCGTACTTTCGCCCGTAAGCAGGCCATCCAGAACCGCACGAGAAAACAACTCGCCCTGGCGTTCAGCTAGCCCACGAAACGCCTTAACGATGCTGGTGCCATCAGGCATCCGGATCACAGCGCCTTGCCGCGCCGTCAGCTTCATCACTGAGCCTGGCCCCTTCACGGCCTCCTCGAAACTGCCCTGTAAGAGGTTGGTGCCCACATCCAACGGGTCAGCTTTCACAACAGCCTTGGCAAAAGATTCTGTGACCTCAACAGTCCGCACCTGAGTTTTGACCGCTGCAGGCACTACCCGCTGTAGCTCTGCCTGGGCAAACGCAACTTCAATATCAGCCAAGCCGTCTAGCTGTTTAATCAGCTCCTCAACGCTCTGCCCAGACCACTTCTTCATAGCGTCCAGGTTTTGCTTGATCAGGGCCCGCATCCTTGCGGCCTTGAACTGCGGTTTTCTGCTGCTGGGCATCTTGTCGATGCGCTCCAGCTCCCGCACAGCTTTGACGATCTGCCGCCGGTAAGACTCCAGCAGCTTATTGGCAACGCTATTGCTGAAGCGGTTCAGATCCAGCGCCTTGCGATAGTAGCTCTCAGGCACACCCGCAACACCACTGCGCGGGTCGATGGTGTTGGCTAAAAACTTGCGCTGCTCACCAGCACTAGGCGAAGCCGTCACAGATCCTCCAGGCCCAGTTCCGCAGGATCACAATCGACGTAGACAGACACGTCAGCACCCTCACGCAGGGCCGTGCCTACTACAGCAGTGAACTTGGCTGTATTAACGACCCAATCCTGGCTATCCCGCAGCCTTGTTTCCTGTATGCCGCTGATCTGGCCATTGTCATACCAAGTGGTTCTAACAATC